CTTTGGCCACGGTTTGTTCCCTTCTTACCTCTAAGGTTAAGGTCAACAAGTCGTGCCACGTCTGTGGTTAAGCGACCCAGAAGTATGATCTTCTTTTCTTCGTTTATTGACTTGAGTTTATCTACTATTGATTGGACACCTTGAGCCTTACCAACATTGCGTCCTTTGGTTGTTGTCTTCTTTGGTGCCTCTACCATTTGAAGAAGTTCTTTGGCTGTGATTCCTGTCTCTACCATAGCCCTTAGTAGGTTGTTAGGCTTCGCTGACTTGAGGTCTGAGCCTGCTATGTACTTGATTGTCTCTCCGTCTTTGTTTTCAAATGAACGGATTGTTACGTAGTTATTTATTTCGGTTATGACGTTTGACATTTCTATCTCCTTGATAGTGTTTTATTCTCTGCTGAAATTAGCAGAACGAAGGACACCGACTGTGTAGCCGATGTCCAAGGCACTGATAACTTATGAATCAGAAGGTCGATCTTGTGTTATCCCAAGTTCCTCTCTGAGTTGGTTGACATCCAAACTTATGCGGTAGCATGCGGTTGCATTGTAACTGTCGCAGTATTGTTTTATTAGTTTGGAATGTTTATTACGAAGTACGTAAGTGATGTCCCAACTTGGGTAGGATGTTAACCCTGAGTTGTAGGTATTGTTTTTAACCTGCTTGTAGAGTTCATTATAGTCTTCGATGGCAGCATCAATTGCTTTTTCTGCTGTGTCAAAGATTGCTTTTCTGTCTATCGCGTTTAGTTCCCACATGGTAACTCCAATTTAATTCTTTTGATTATTGCTTGATGCTTAATATTCTCTGCCTTCCTACAAGGTTCACAGTAGCAACTGTATATGAGAGGAGGGATACGATTAAGCATTTGTTTTGTTAGTTCCGACATGTCTTACTCCAATAGTTGTTTCGAGAAATTCACTATTCTGTTTGGCAACTTCTAGAACTTCTTCGTGTGTTCTTATGCCAGCGGCTGCTGTACCTACGATTGCTTGTCGTAGATCTAGTAGTTGTCCTTGAGTCTTAGTGAAAGAAGCCGTCTGCTCCTTTAGTCTAGCCTCAAGATTTATTATCTTTTGGTCACTTGCTTCAAACTTCACAATGTGGTGTGTCGTTTGCAACTCAGTTATCCATTCTGATAATGCTGCTGTTAGGATCAGGTATTCATTTATACGAACATCCGCAGTAATGAGATCTTTCATCTCATCCCAGTCGTAGTCTTCTGATACCTCTACGTCTACCTCTTTACTGACGTATACGTGCTGGTCTTCTACCTCTATACTTAGTTCGACTTCCTCTTCTTTTTCAATAGAGATGTTTAAGTTGAAATCGTTTTTAAACTTCTCTAGGTTTGTGACATCCATTTGGTTGCTCCTGTGTTTAGGTTTGGTATACTTGCTAAGTCCCACTCTGCTAATGCAAGGTAGGCTGCGAGTGATGATGATCTGCCTGTTGACATGAAGTACTTGTATGATTCGCGTACTTCATTAAACACACCAGCGCGGCGTGCTTCTTGTTTCATCTTGTCGTAGTTGATACTATTACTTTCTGTCTCTGACTTTAGAAAATACGACCATAATATCATTTGGTCAGGCGTATCACTTATGTTGAGGTTTGGCTCACAGAGAGCGATTGATTGTTTACTTAGTTCCATTCTTTTCTCCAGTTAAAGTATCAGAATTGATACAAAAAGAAGGGAACCGTAACGGAGTGGAGGTTACTGCTGCTAAGAAAGGCTTGGCTTTAGCCAAGGCTTAACTGTGGTTTTGTTTAGTGACCCTATCCCTTCGTTTCTAATCCTATACCGCCCTTACCCTAAAAGTTTTAGGAAACATTTCTATGCCGCCCTTACCCGACGCAAAAAGTTTCAGATATTATTACTACTCCCTTACGGTAAAGTAAGCGCACTCAAGCAAACCTTCCTGTCAACCTTTCAACATTTGTTTCGTGAATGTTACAGGCTAACACCACCGCCTACCTGTCTATCGTTTAGGTAGGGGTCACCCCATGCAAACATTAACTTCAATCTATATGATATAGATTATATCTATGTTGCACAGGGTGACGATTCTGCTTGCGGTTAAAGTGATTCAAACAAGGCATCGAAATCTTCATCAGTCATTTCGATATCTGGTATCTGTGCTTCCTCTACAACCTCGGACTCGCTCCACTTCTTAGTCTTTGAAAGTTCAAGTAAACTATAGATCTTTCCTTCTTCTGGTTTGTCTAAACGTTCCTTCATTATTTCTAGTACCTGTCCATCTTCAACTTCGTTAGCCTCCTTCTGGTTATCCATAGCAACATCAAAGTCCTCATATAGGTGAGTGTTCTCCTTGATATGATTGCTCAATGCTGTCAGTGCTGTCATTGTTACTGCGATTAACTCTTGTGTTGTTCTCATGATTGACTCCTAGTCTAGGTATACAAATGTTATTAAAATTATTGCTGCCGCTGGTAACCCTGCTACTCCCAATGCTGAAACTAATGCGAGCGTAGCAAGCCCTACTATTGCCATTGATACTGTGTCCATACGTTCTCCTTAATTAGATACTGTTCTGATTTTCTTTCTTTTCCCGTCGTACACTCCCCAAACCGTACCGCACCAAAGGTTAATCCCCAGTGCGTGCATTAGGCTTTCTGTTTCAACTCTGAACCTACTCCCTGTCCGTGTCACACCTGTCACAATGTACCTAGACGCTGGCAGTTTTTTCTCTTTTAGTTTTGGATTACACATCTATTGCCTCCGATTCATTTAATGAAAAGTAAGAGCAAACATCTCCACCCAACTTCGTTGCGTCATTACGATCAGCAAACCAATACTCATCTCCAATGCTTACAATGTATGGGTTGCCCATCTTTTTAAAGTATTCATCTATCTCTTCTTGTTCCCCATCTCGTAGCCCAGTCGCATCACCATTGATGATGTAACTAGCCCAGTACATCGGCAGGATATACTCATTTAGTTCTGGCATGATAGCCTCCTTCTATTGCAATATCTAATTTAATCTGAGCATTAGGCGCATCACTGCCATGCCAATAGACACGAAGTCTAGTGCCATCTTTCCTTGTTGCATAGTATTGATTGTCTCGTACTGAGATTCCTAACTTCTCATAGAGTGCATCTATCCAGAATATATTATCCATCTCTTTCCTCTCCTTGACTGTATTGTCTAGTAGTTCACGCCAACTCATGCGTAAGTAGTATTCATTGTCACACGCTCCCTTCATTTCAAGTTCGTTATACATCTCATCTTCGAGAGATCCGTCCTTATTTAATGCAGAGATGTAAGCCCCTACAAGAAACGCCTTGTCTTCCTCTGCTAACTTATAAAGTAAGTTTGTTGCTACATTGCTATCCATCACTCACCTCCCATCAACGAGTCATGTACAAGACTCATGTTCATGTTCAATATTCTTGTCTCGCTCCAACCCTGCTTACGCGCTGCTCTAATAATCAAATTAGCCCATGCGTTAGCCGTAGCAAAATTACTACATCGCTTCATTCTTCCAGCGGCAACTAGCCACCATGCGCCATCATAATTAAACATCACTCACCTCCACCTTTACTGGTTCTGTATTTACTTCATTCTCTATTTGATTCATGTCTTCCTCAGTCAGTTCTATTGGTGAGAAAGTCACAGATGATAAGCCGTCCTCGTCATGAGTTAAGCCTACCTCAAATCTTTTCCCTTTAGTTTCCACGAAAGCCCACGAGTTATCGTGGCCAATGTGGTGTACAATAATGTCAGTCATCATTCACCTCCTTATGATTCTTAAGCGTCCACTCCTCTGGTTCACCGTTGAAATAAACCGTAGATTCTTTAAGCATCATTCCTTGATGTTCTGTTTCCTCGAGCAACCAATCGCCGTCTTCTTTTGCTTTGATTAAGGCTTCTTCCTTTGTTCCTAGAAAGGTACAACTGATCATGTATTGAATATCCCAATGCTTAATCGGCTGGTTATCGGTTTCTTTTTCTTCTTCACCACTACACCAACGGCACACTCCTACATCATCATCTGAACAGAAGTCATCTTCATATTTACAATGACAAAACCTACACTTAAACATCACTCACCCCCCAAGTCTTTATTTAGACCATCTAATTCTGGATCTTCTAATGGGTCAACCCATGTCAGTCCGTGTTCATGTGCCCAAAAATCTAGGGTATCCCAGTTAACACCCATCGTCGCATCGTGTTCTTGTTCGACACTTTGCAAAACACTCATGCCTTCTTCGTCAGTACATTGAAAGCCTAAGTGCCTAATGTCATCGACACACCACACAATAGATATACTATTTGTTTCATTAATATCATCACTCATCATTCATCTCCTTAATTGGATTGTTAAAAGTGTCGGCCTCTCACCGACTCGACGGGTATTAGTTTTTGTGGTCGACCCCGCTCCTAGACACAACTCATTAGGCTTCAACTGGCATGATGATTCGTCCATCAACAGCCATGTTTGTTCCCTTGTATAAGATATCCATAGCAATCTCCTCAAGCAATCTCTCACCTGCAAAGTCTTGCTTCTGTGCAATCAAAGCAACAGCCTGTGCAACTTGGGCAACACTATTGTTCTGTGGTGTTGTCTCGTCGTACAAGCCGTATGTCTTAATATCATTAAGGATATCTTTGTTGTTTGCAATTGAATGCCTTGACTTGGTTGCTGCTTGCTTGAACATCTCCTGTGTGAAACTATGGATATCATCAATGTAAGTATCCAAAGCCTGTTCATACTTATCTAAGACACCATGCTGCGCAGTAAGGACATCTTCGATTGCTCCAGTGAACCAACCAGTTAGACGTTCACTCTTACCACGATGAGGTGTAGCCTTAGAGAACTCTTTGTTGTATGAGTACATTCCGTTGGAACAAGTCCAAGTATGAATGCCGCCATCAATGCGAAGCGAACCTTGTCCTGTCTCTGAGTTCCCTAGAGAGAATGTCTTGACTGGTTTATTTGTTTCGATTCCATCAATGCTCTGATGTTCAACGTACCCATTGTCTATCTCTGGTGAAGCAAGGGTTAGTCGTACACCATTATCATTTAAGTGGAAGCCTAAGATTGGAGCCTCTGCAAACTCTGGTGCGCCAGCAATAAGATCATCAACTAACTGAAGATGACTGAAAGGTTGGTAGCAGTTGTTGTGTCCTGCTTTATGGACAGAACGAATGACACGTTGTCCTTGTCGTAGCATAGTCCTAATCATAAAGATTTCTTCTATGTCGATGGAACAATGAGCGTATAGTGCTGAGGTTATCTTGTCTCCTCGGTCACTCACCGCCCAGTTGTTTTTCATATCATTCATGTTAACGCCACCAACATATCCAAGTAGTTGTTGGAACGCTGTCTTAGTGAATGGCATCTTCTCATCTACTCGGTCACGGTAGAACACTGTGCCATAAGCACGACCGTTCTCGATAGATAGTTGAAGCATTCTTCCTTCACGCTGAAGGTCTTTGGCTTCTTGTCTATCTTCGACAGACTTAACCATCGCTCTGATTTGATTAAGTTTCAAGGGTCTGTCTAAGTTTTTAGAGTAGCCCTTGCTACTAAGGATTGCCCCCTTAGCACCCAGTCGGTAGTTGACTAAAGTTCTAGGGTCTAGGGTAAGTGACTGTCTCACTTCTGTATTTACTGAGTTCATGTGTTCTCCTAATTGAGATTCGTGGTGCGTCACACCGTCGTGACTGGTGGCTACTATCGGGTCAGCCCACGGCTGTCAAGCAAATTCCGCAAATCAGTCCGACGCACACTGGTTTGCCTCACGCGGTTCGCCTTGCGTTATGCGACTTGCACCGCCCCCGCGTATATACTATACGTGTATATATCATTGGAGACTATATGTTTAAGTTTGTAGATTCAAGAGATGCCTTACCAACTCATAAGACTAAGACGTTTAATCGAAGAGAGATAAAGGATATCAAAGGTGGAGTGATACACCATACTGGTTCAGAATCTTACATTGAGAATGTAGCCAAGTATCATGTGTCACCTAACCATGTATGCAAGGACGGTTGCGCTGGCCTACTCTATACTTTCTTTATAGATAAGAGTGGAACTGTATATTGGGCGAATGACCTTGAGAGTATAACGAGTTCACAAGGCGGTCACAGTACCCCGATACCAAAAACACAACCCAACAAGAATTTCTTAGCCATTGTATGCTCTGGTAACTATGCGGGTGAAGGTAATACGGGATTACCGATGGCGCAGTTGCTCGCACTGCTAACACTATGGAGCCACCTCACAGGTGAGACTATGCACAAGTATATACCTACGTCTTTGTATAATGTGCTTGGCTGTTCCGTTAATAGTTTGTGGGGACATCACAACTTTAGTCCAACTAAATGTCCAGGCAATCTATTGTCAGCGTTAGCCGACAACATGACTTCACTTCTCCCAGCAAAGAAGTCTCTATCTTCAGTGGAGGATTGGCAGATGGCATTGAACGAATTGGATTACGGGATACCTGTTGATGGTATATGGGGGACGCTTAGCCGAACCGCACTGACTATGTTCCAACGAAAGAACGGTGGGCTTGTTGTGGACGGGATACGTGGCCGCTTTACCGAGGCCGCACTACTCAAGACTATTGGTCACTGATCGGCTGGCATATAACGATGCAGACATACTTCATTAGTTCAGGATCTACAAACTCAACAGGAGATAGAACCGCTATGCGGTCGTAAGTTTCCTGTGAGATATCTACTCCCCCTACAGTAGTTGAAGCCTCTCTTAGTGCCGCCCTGCCAGCGGCTAGGGGTGACCCACCCGCGCCACATATAAGCCTTGTTGGAGTCTTCTTTGCTGAGATAGGCCCTCGATTAAGAACGCTTAGCAGCAGTAGTATGCCCTCTAAAGAAACAACTCCAACCTCTACAAGTTCAGCTTTATATTTATTTAGCATCAGTTCCTTCTCCAATTTTGTTTAGAAGCATACGAGCCAGGGCAACAGACTCCTCATCAGAGAAGACAGCCAGCGCAGTTATCCTTTCGTCCTCGTCCATAGCGTACAGCACAGGCTTCTGTCTGTTCGGCAGCAAGCCGATGTGTAAAGACATTTGGATATCCATTAACTGCCAACCTGTAAATGTTCTAACTATCTTGGGCATAGAATCTAACCGTCATGGGACATTTATATACTGTGTAAACGGCTCTCCTACAAAGTAAAATACAACGTACATCACAATGGTGCAGGCAAGAATCCATGCGTAAGTATCTGGTTTGTTGCTTCTCATTATTGTCGCTCCAACTTGTCTTATTATTTTCTCGTGTTATCGAGTTCTCTCCTATTAGGAGGGAATATGTTTGATGATATCAAAGCAAAATTAGTTAGTCGTAAATTCTGGATGGCTGTTGTTGGTGCCCTTGCGCCGATTGCCCTTGAAACCATGTCTGGAACTATTGATCCAGCCACGGCAATCTATGCCTCAACTACTGTTATAGTTAGTTACATTCTTGGGCAAGCGTACACAGACGGGCAAGCCGCACTGTCCTCCGATTCTTAACAGAACGGAGATTCAGACCAGATAGTTCCTGCTGGACCAGACTCATCAGTGATAACTACTTCTTCAGTAGCCGCAGAGATGAGTTGGTTCAGCAGTTCTATATTCAAACACTTTCGCCCTAAAGGGCCACGAGGGAATCTCTTTAAGTTAACTCCCCTCTTCCGGTAGAAGGTAGCACGCACTGAGGCAGCGCGTCTATTCATACCTGTGCTCTCACAGAAAGCACCGAGGGTTTCGGCTAGTTGCCATGTGGTAACGAACTCTTCTGGGGTTAGTCTCTTCTTCTTGAACATACTCTCTCCTTCCTTCTATTCCTCGAAGGCTATGGTTCTTCTATTATACGAGGCCAGCATATCCGACCTCACTGCCCCTGCCGCTGTCGGCAGGTCAATGTGTTGGGTGTAAGCGTTAATCACTATGTTCGAGTACTGCCTATACAATAGGTCATCTAGGCTACCTAGATACTCCCACTGAGTAAGCGCACCATTATTCCACCACTCAGGGCACAGCCTGGACAGTAGTTGTACTGCTTGTTGATAGATAGACATGGCTATGTCCTTGCTTATTAGTGGGCACCGGAACTCACTAAGGGAGCCTATCTCTATTAGGGTACCGGCGGTCTCCGCTGGCAGGGCAAGCATAAGGGACACATGTAGCGCGTGCTTTAATGTGGGGAACCTAGGGCTTACCAAGTCCACAGTCTCCCACCTACTGTTTGTATGCTCAGCATAGTAGGTGTAACTCCTATCAAAGCCAAGCACCGCAGCCTCTTCTATCGCCTTGCCAACGAGAGACTTGACCATCAAGTTGTACCTACGATTCGTTTCTTTCGTTATCCTATTGGTTAACTTGGGAGATAGGATATCTACTAGCCGTTGAGAGATAGTGTCTGCCCATACTCGTAGTGCATCTAGATCAGTCGTTATCGGCACAACCACATTATTCTTTAGGACTTTCCCAGGTATCCTCCATACTTTACCATTGAGTCCAAGGAAGATAAACCTCTCTCCCTTACAGACACCAAGGAAGTAAGAGTGTGTCCCCAACATCACTGTCCCTAGGTTGATGACATACTTCTTCTGTGACCTACCCTTCTTAACAAAGGAGTAGGTTGCAATGTAATAGCCAAAGTCATTGCTCTTTACGTTACCCTTAGAGAATGCTTTGGTTGCTTGGATAGTATCTTTCACTGAAGAAGATCTCCTAAGTCTGAAGGACTTAGATCAAAGGCACATAGTATGTCTACTATCTCCTTCTCTCCAGCATCTAGTCCTAGATCATAGTAGTGGTACAGAGTTCCCAATGAAGTGATCTGTTTTTTCTTTAGCCTAAGCAATAGGATCATCCGTATAAAGAGGACTCTACCCGGTGGCTTAACTCCTAGTTCGACGTTCCTCCATGTCGGTTGCTTCACACCCAGTCGTCTGGCCATTGCTCGCTGCGACACGGACACCCCGCCTCTCCAAGCGGTCAAAATCTGTCCGGCCAAAAGCAACGGTGCAACCTGCCTTTTTCGGCTTTCTTCGTTTTTCATTTGACACCTCCTCCCCAGACCGATAACCGGTGGCTTAGTCGCCGTCAAGTACGATTGCATAACGAAGCGTTGCTACTGTACCTTCTACCTCAGTAGCAGTACTACTGAAACGTAGCAACAGTACCTTATACTACAGTACATATACTATTGAAACGTTAGTAACTATAACCATTATCTCAATAAGGAGAACTATAAATGAATCAACTATACCCTAGTGAAACAGAGAGAGTCGTACTAGGCTCTCTTATACTTGGAGAAGGAGTAGGGCTAGACCTAGTAGAAGGGATCTTATCCAAAGAAGACTTCTCATCTACTGGTCATGGCCTTCTATATGAATGGATACAACGCCAAGTATCTTCTAATGAACCAGTGAGTCTCCATGTTCTCATAGAGAAAGAAGGAGAGCAAAAATGTGAAGATAGGTATGGATCTATTTCGTACCTGAACTCACTGGGTGACAGTGCTGTAATGGATTCTAAGTTACCAGCCTATGCTAAAGTAATCTATGACTGCTCAGTCCTTAGGGGACTGATGACTTCAGTTGAAGATATAAAGAACAAGATAGTAGGTGGTACTGAATCAGTAGAAGAGATCAGAGCATACGCTGAGAAGGAGATCTTAGAGAAGAACGGTACTAAGGCTGTTGGTGCTATCATGTCAGCGGCTACAGTAATCAATGATGCTGCTGAATCGTTTGATGGTATGTGCAGAGGCGATAGTGCTATCAGTGAGTTTGTCCCTACTGGTATGCCAAGTTTCGATAAGCACTATCTTGGTTGGCCTAGAGGTTTACCTACCTATATAGGTGGTAGAACTAAGATGGGTAAGACAGCGTTCATGCTTGCTGCTGCTGCCAAAGGTGCAATCGCCGGTATCCCACAAGGGATCATCTCTGTAGAGATGGGTAGTAAACAACTAGCCTATCGTCTGGCCTCTTACTTCAGCGGTATGTCTTTACGTGAGGCTCTTCACGGTCACATCGAATACCAGGACATGTTTAGATGGGGGCTTAATGAAGTGTCCAGGCTTCCTATACATGTTGATGATGTCTCTAGAAACATTGATATGGTAGCGTCTAGTATTAGACAGATGAAGAGAGTGCATGGCTGTGAGGTAATATGGATTGACTATATCCAACTGCTCACTGGGTACGGTAGAAAGCAAGACGAGCGTACTAGATTAGACTCTATTGCTGATGCAGTGAGACAGGTAGCCAAGGAGGAGCGTGTTGCTATCGTAGCCCTTGCACAATTTAATCGTGTTCTAGATACTAGGATGGAGAATGGTAAGAAGGGAGTCCCTAATCCTAGTGACTTCCGTGGCTCTGATAAGTTTCTTCAAGACGCTGGTCTTGCCTTTGGTATCTATCGTCCTTTCTACTATGCCCCACCCAGGAAGGCTGCATCATCTGATCATTACTCTGACGATGAGCTATCCACTATGTTTCAGCCCATTCAACTGATAAGCCTAGCGGCAAGAGAAGCAGCAAGAAAGGATATTAACCTTGTTCTCCAGACTGCATGGGGAAGAGTCTATGATGTAGAAGAACCTGTTCCTAGTTGGTGGAACGGAACGTGGCCACCATCATGGACTTAGGATCTAAGTTGGGAAAGAAGATCCTCATCAATCTCACTGGGTTGTACTTGGATATCAAGTTCCATGTTCTCATGATACCACTCTTGAACAAGAGAATGCAGAGCATTCTTATACTCAAAGAAGATAGGGAAGTTACCCTTCATCCTCTTTCTGAAATATATGTCCAGTGTAGCAGAAGTAATCTCCTGAAAGGAAACGGACAGTTCTTCAGCACAAGTCTCAAGGGTAGAGATAGCTTCCTTTATAACAAAGATGCTTCTCTTCTTCCTTCCTATTCTACAAGCAGTTCTTTTTTTCCACTCACTCAACAGAGTGTAGCGGTTGGTGCCTCGATAGAGGTACCGCTCGGCTCGGTTTCCGGGTCGGGAGTAGCGGGTCCGTGGGTTGGTTTTGCCTCTCATTCGCGGATTCTCCTTGACAGGGTGGCAGCCATCGGCTATCACCACAACACGATGGTGGCGTTAACCACCGAGGAGTAAGTATGACAGCAAGTAAAAAGTGGCCACAACAAATTGATGGCAGAAATATGGAATCAGTATTGTCCAGGTTGAGACGGCCTTTTGTGGATGAAGAGGTCTACTGGAGAGTGCAGTCAATGACTAAGAATGGCAGTGCTCAACTATTGGCTTATCTTGATAGTAGATGTATACAGGAAAGACTTGATGATGTGGTGGGACCAGCCAACTGGCAAATACAAATACGAGTTGAGGGCAGTAAGACTCTCGGCGGCATCGGCATTAAGATCGCTGGAGAGTGGGTCTGGAAGTGGGATGGAGCCGGAGACACTAAGGTTGAAGCAGAGAAGGGAGGAATCTCAGGAGCAATCAAACGATCTGCTGTCCTCTGGGGAATGGGTAGACACCTTTACGAACTCGGTAGAACGTATGCAAAACCAAGTCCAAACAAACCAAGTGGTGTGCCTGAAGAAAGAATAGTCTGGACTAAGAATGGCTACTGTGCTGCACCATCTATACGAGAAGTACAAGGTCATCTCCTATCAATAGATGATTCAGTACGACACATAAAGGTTCCAAGGCAGCGTCGTCTGGCTAGGTTCAAGGTTGTTGCTGCTAAGATGGATCTTCAATCAGAGATACTGGCTGTGGTCGAAGCGGCTACTGCTCCATTCAAAGACGGTAAGTTCACTGGTAAAGGTGCGGCTCACCCTAACGATGCTTCCGATAAACAAATAGAGATAGGTTCTCATACTATCGTGAAGTGGTACAAAGATGGAGTCATAAAGGAGAAAGTAAACCAGTACTTTACCGATGCAGGTAACAGCGACATACCATTTTAAGGAGGACATTATGGGTTTTAAAAATCAATATCCAAATTCTGTAAACTTCTGCGGCCTTGTAACAGACGTTGATGACTGCGGTCCTTCTGTGTCTAGCGGCAAAAAGGTTCGGGTAGTTCTCAAGAATCCCAGCCTAGAGAAGAGTAAGTTTGATACTTACGTCAGGATGCTTGCCTTCGGCAACAACGCTGTGATGCTTGTAAAGGAGGGGCAAGGAGAAGTAGTACATGTAACAGGAAGGCTGGGGTCTGAGGGTAGGAACACTGTTCTTATTGCAGACAAGGTTTTCTTAACAGACGAAGAACCACTAGGGGGTACAGATGGAAGTCATTGAAGACGGTCTATGGGTTGAGGTTGAGCATGGGATATGGATGCCAGACTTGGCTGCTATAGTTCTAGCGAGACTAAGACAGAGCAAACCAATAACAACTAACTATGATACAGCGGAACTAGGCAAGGTACTAGTCAGGCAACTAGAAGAACCAAGGAACGGACCCACTGGTTCATTGCGTTTAAGTTCTGCTGGCAAATGCCAACGAGCATTAGCCTATGACTACCATCATTACAAACCTAATGGCTTTGTTCCTGATGAGAGTTCTCCTATCGTATTCGCTGTAGGAGATATCATTGAGATGCTTATGGTTGCTGCATTGCATGATGCTACAGACCACATCAACACTATCAACATAAGTAACACAGGTCTAGCTCAAGAAAGAGTATGCTTAGAGATCCCGCTTAGTGACGACAGAACTGCTAAGGTTGCTGGTCATCCGGATGGAACGATGAATCTTCCTTTGTATCGTGGAGATATGGGTGAGTTCATTATGGTAGACGCTATACTTGAAATCAAGTCAATGAGTGACTACGGCTTCAAGCGTTTCCGTCAGAACGGATTGAGTACTGAAGACCTGTACAACTACCAGACACAAGCCTATCAAATGGCTAAGACGCAGATGACTGGTAAGGAATACAACTGGACTTACGTCTTAGCACTAGGTAAGAATGTTACAGTCAAGGATGGTATCGTTAGAGAAGATGGCTCTTGGGCTAAAGCGAGTCCAATTGTAGGCCATTGGGTTAAAGGCGACCCCATCGTTAAAGACCGAATCGTTACACGTTTGAGAGAAGTCATAGAATCACAATCACCAGAGGAGATAGCAAGACCATTTAAACCATCAACGGCGAAAGCCACAAAAGGACAACTCAGATTCCCTTGTGATTGGTGCTCACATTGGAAAACGTGTTGGCCTTCAGCCTATGAGGAACCTTCCTCATCAGGTTTTTACCAAAAAAGCACCAAGATAAAACTATTCGTAGGAGAGTAAAGATGATCAATAACTGTTTAATAATTGGCGAGCTAGTTTCAGACCCGGAAGAGCGTCAGGTCGGTCAAAAGAGTGTGCTTAACCTTAGGGTTAAGACATGGGAAACCAGTGGGGGAACCCGTTACGACGCATATCACACGGTTCAAATTTGGGGAGACCGAGCAAAAGACAACGCTCGTAACTGCCGGAATGGACAACTGGTAATGTGCCAGGGTAAGTACACTACACGTAAGGTAGAGAAGAATGGACAAGCCGCATACTACTCATCGCTCACTGCGTTCAACGTGGAAAAGGTTAGCGCAGAAGGTATTGGACAAAGCTTCCAAAAGGAAAGCATGGGATCTGGTAGTGGGACTCGTCCTCCAGCCGGTTCGGGACATGGGCCAGTGGATACTGGAAACCCTGCGCCCATTAGTAACGGTGTTACTAGTACCGATAACGGGAACAGTAGTACTAATGACTGGAAATGAGGACATTATAGGGTTTGAAGGCGAGGATGATACCATTGCCCCTTATCGGGCTATCCCTTGGGATAAAGATATCATCAAGCACAACATCAACCTTATAAAATACGACCATATTACCCGAATGATTCACGATTCAAGTGGAGATCTAAAAGGTTTCATCTTCGTGGATGAGGAGGGTATCGTTCGGTGGTACGCTGCCGACGAAAACTACCTTGAGTAGAGGTCTTGTACGAAGCAATACACTAGCGAGGAAGCGTCTCTTAGAAATAAGGAAGCACCTTGCTAGTGTATCTGCTATGCAACATAGTATCTATGTGAACACTGGATATAGAACGGAGCTTAGCTGCATCTATGACTGGTTGTCTGGGGTTCGATGTCCAGACGGTAGGGTGAAGGGTATGTTCCCCCCTGCACGGTTTCATATCAACGAATGGATATCTTCCTTCGACGATTTGGTTCCATCAAAAATCGGTGAGTTTCAAGAAAGTTGGTGGTGGACACCGGCAAGAATTAGGGAGAATAAACCGGAGGTAACATGAAAGAAGTAGAATATGCTATCGGACTAGACCTTGGCACAAAGTGTGGCTGGTCCGTACTGAAGAGAGACGGAACTCGTTTAGACTCAGGCACTTGGGATCTCAAAGCTAAGAGACATGAGGGTGGAGGTATGAGGTACGTTAGATTTGCAATGAAGCTTAGAGCACTGCTGGCTACTTGGAACTACCAGAACTCTGCTGTTGGTGGCAGTGTCCATGTGGCATACGAAGAAGTCAGGAGGCATAGGGGAGTTACTGCTGCTCATATCTACGGTGCCCTAATGGGTACATTACAATCCGTTTTAGATGATAGAGACATGCCAGTTCCGTATGTCAGCATACCCGTTGGGACCATAAAGAAGCACGCAACCGGCAAAGGAAATGCGGGTAAGGAACTTATGATATCTTCTGCCTTGGCGAGATGGCAGGAAGAAGGCTGGCAATTAGGAGATGATAATGAAGCCGATGCACTTTGGGTGGCATCAGCCTACCTCGCCGGACTATTCTAATATACTGTGCCCAAAAACTTTTCTCAATTAGGAGTGAATATGAATGACTATGTGATCGAAAGTGTACGTAAATCCTCGGATATCGTGGAGTTGTTTAGCGACTACGCTAAAGTAAAAAGACAAAGTGGTGAAGTTTTTGTCGTCTGTCCTTTTCATACAGAAAAGACCCCAAGCCTACATGTGGAACCAAGCCGAGGCGTGTTCTACTGTCATGGCTGTGGAGCAAGCGGTGATATCTTTACCATACCAATGAAGCTTGAAGGACTTGGATTCATTGATGCTGTCCAGTACGTTGCGGATAGATTCAATCTAGAGATTGATTCAGACCTAGATGACGATGCCCATGCTGCTAGAGAAGAGATGAAGAAGGCTCTTAATGTTGCTCATCATTACTTCTCTTCTGCTATATCTCATCCAGATGCGGCAGCATACCTAGCGAAAAGGCAAGTAAGTAAGGAGACTATCAAGAGATGGGAGCTTGGTTACTGTTCATCATCATCTAATGGGATCGTCCAAACCCTAAGAGACCACAACCTTATAGATGCTGCTGTTAACGCTGGGATACTGCGTGTTAGTTTCGGCTCACCATCCTGCGTGTTCGTTAACCGAATCGTATTCCCTATCCGCAACAAGATAGGTCAGTTGGTGTCCTTTGCTGGGAGGGATATCTCAGGCAACGCTAAGGCCAAGTACATCAATGGAAAGGAGACCACACTATACAACAAGTCATCTATTCTATTTGGTCTAAGCAAGGCTATCCCTTCAATCCGTGACTGGAACAGAGTGATACTCGTTGAAGGCTACTTCGATGTCATTGCTCTCCACCAGGCTGAAGTTAGTGAGGCGGTAGCGGCATGTGGTACAGCACTAACGAAAGATCACGTAAAGCTGTTCTCTAAACTTACGGACAAGGCACTTTGCCTGTTTGATTCTGATGATGCTGGTAGACGGGCAGCGTCTAAAGCCCTTCCGATCCTAGCAAAGAACAATATTGATTCTCTTATGGTTAATCTACCAGAGGGTATGGACCCTGCTGACTACGCTACGTCCAAATCATTAGGAGATCTTCTCGCTAGAATAGAAGAGGCTGAGCCATTGCTTGCCACATGGTTACGTTCTTTATCCAGAAGCCACGACAAAACGCCACATGGTAGACAGGCTGCTGCTAACGAAGCGATACCGGTCATCCGGTCGTATCCATTGATTGCAAGAGACGTTGTTCTCCGACAGGTCTCTGATATCCTTAGCGTCCCGTATATGGCCCTTAAACGACTTGTAGGGCAACCAGCGCAGTCAGAGCCGTCTGATACCGTAGCGTCGTCACATGACCCCTTAGCACTAGCGTTAGCTGGTATCCTAATGAAGAACGAAGGTATGGCTACTAAGGCAAAGGAGTTAATCAATCTAGATTGGATTGATGGAGTAGAGGAGCGGGAGGCGATAGAGAAACTACTCTCTGGTGAGCCAGCCTACACCGTGGCTAGAAAGGCAGCAGAAGAACTACAACCTAAACTTCACCGTATCGCTATGGGCATGGGTCATGAAGACCCGGAGAAGAGTCTGGGTAAAATCGTTTCTCGTATTGAGATGAGACATCTGGGGCGGGAACTACCGAAACAGATAGGTGATGAGCGATTGAAGATGCAAAAGAGAAGGCTAGAACTACAGAGAAGGTTGGCTGTCCGTTAGGACTTTCCTGCCAGCTTCTCACGAATCCACTGGATGTTCTCATTAAGAGCGTCCAGTTTTGTTTTAACTTCTGTCAATGAAGTACCGAAGTTATTGCTGTTCGCCTCTAGGCGCACAACATCTTCACGGACAGTAGCTATTTCTTTATCAATCCTTAGTGTCATTTTACTCGCTCTATGTTCCATCATATCTACCTGTGCTACAAGCCTTCGTAAGAAGAACCCCAGAACGCCAAACATCAACAAAGATACAGCCTGTGCGCTAATTGCTATCGTCGTTCCGTAGTCTTCCATGAGTGCTGTGATCCTAGTATTTGTAAGGGACGTAAGAGTTTTCAAAGGACTTCAAAAGGCCCCTGCTTTCTAGATACTTCTGTAACTGCTTTTCTGTTCTAAGGTTACCATAAGAGGTCATCATTTTAGGATCTACTTGTTTGATTCTAACACCGGAGAGCGCATCTATTACGCTGTATAGTGGGGCCACTTCACCAAACTCACCAACGATACCCTCTGCGGCCAATTGCTCGAACGGAATAGAGCGACTTAATAGGAACTGGTCTGTCATGGCTGCTGCATCTCTAAGACTACGTGCCCAAGGCAGTGTTCCTAGTATGTGATTTGCTGAACCGTCTACACGAAGGAACTCTTTCCAGCCACCACTCCATTTATCGTAGACCGTGTACCCTTTTAGCCCTGTTCTCTCTGCCATAATGTCTGCCACTGTATCGCCAACGAAAGGAACCTTTCTTATCCCATCAAGCGTCTCAGCTACCAGCCTGCCGTCTGTCAATTCATTGATTGGCTTATTGAAATAGGAATGTTGGCTAGAGCCGATCTCTGCTGCAAGGCGAAGTAGAGCATGGGTCTCACCCATCATACGAATCCACCGACTACGAGAACTAAACGAGCGTGCTCGTTGTTGTTTACCTAGATCTCCTGGTAGAGGCATCCACGGCCAGTTCCTTACGTCTGCTGCTGTCATTAGCAACGATAGGTTATTTACGAAAGCCTCTTGCGGAAGCCCGAACCCTTGTACTTGAGCGTTCTTCATGCGAGGGAAGTAGTCCTTACCTAGTTTACCCCATTGCATATCAAAGGTTTGCCAAGGTACGGTTCCCTTTTTGCCCCTCTTGAATGCTGGTACGGGGATGTTTCCTAAAGCAAAGTTTTCAAGGGAAGGGAGTGGGACCTGAATGGTGTGCATGTAGTGTGTCTCACGACGAGACAGACGTTCCTTTGATAGCGGATCGTAATCAACAAAACGTTCTCCTATAGACTCCGCTTGACTTGCTTCCATCGCCTGTGGCAAGCCGTCAACCATCATACGATGGAATGATGCGAACAAGGCGGGTGACTTCTGCATTAAGTCTAACTGAAGCATAAAGTTCTTCTGGTTCCATGTGAACCAAGGAAGAAGCAAGCGCATCCACCGCTTCTGAACCTGAGTAAGGTCACCATAGTTAAACAGGAACTTATTTACATGGGAGACTGCATCGTCCCAGTTATTCGTTTTCTTTATATTGGCTAGGAAATTGAAGATACGGGCTTGGTTTTCAATACCACGGGCAAACTGTGCACCTACGTTTTTCGTCATAGCCACAGGTACGCCACCCGTCATCATTGTGGGGACGGTAACGAGCAGGGCATCCTCTATGTTTGACATATACTGTTTGACTCTGGCTGCTGTTGTCCCGTCAGCCAATGCACCCCCATGTAGGTACATTTTAGCCATAGCCTGTTCCATAGCATTGATATCAACCACTTGAGTATAGGCCGGGCTGATCACTCCAGTGCGATTTAATCTGTCTAGTAGCTCATCTACCGGCATCCAAAGGTCGTCAGTTACCTGTACCCCCTCGTCAAGTAGTTTCTTTAATCTACCAGTAGTGAATCCAAGAAGCCGGTTCGCTCGCTTTGCTTTGTCTGCCGCAGTCGCACCCTTAGCTAGTGGAGTTGATATAACTTCCCATGCTTTAGCGATGCTACCAAACTCATCGTGCCAACGGGCGGCGTTTGCTAACTGGAGACCTTTCAGTTGTGTTCTAGGGCTAAGAACTCCCCCTGGGCCTAAGTCAAACGCCATAGTAACGTTATTGGCAAGCGCATTACGTGTTGAGAATGCTATTGCGATGACGGTAACACGGGTCTTCCACCAGTTATTGAATCTCTCTAAAGCTGTTCCAACTAATCCATGCGCTTTGGGGTCCATGTTTATGACTTCGTGCATACTCTGGTACACCGCTCTCGGTATGTACATCTCCCAGAGTCCAACATCAGGATCAAAGTATGCAGATAGGTGCATACCTGTCGTCTTAGGGGCGTTGGGTGTAAGGCTGTGACGTAAAGCGTTCATCTCTTCGGAAACATCCTCCCAAGCCTTACGAGACACAGAGGTTTCGATCTCTCTTAGTGCCTTCTTTCTTGCCGCATTAAACTGCTCTTCTGGTAGCGCATTCATTAGCTTAGCGCCTTCCGTACTATCCCAGTCTTCAATCTTCTTGGCGAGATCCGGAGATAATAATTCTTGGTATCTTCTGCGTGCGTTAAACAACTCCTGTCCGTTTGCTGCCTGTGCTGCCCGAAGCCTGAGGGCTGTTTGCTCGATCTTACGAAGAGCATTTATATTCTTTGATGACTTAATCCAAGTAGCGAAACCCTTCTCTGGGGCTTTATCTACCGCAGCGGCGACACTCTCTAGGAGATCGCCTACTTCTTTTCTACCGGCAGCGCCTTCTACTGATGCGTTTGCGCCTAAAAGCTCATCTAGTGTAGACTCAAGGAACCTAGATAGTTCTTCTGTTGCGACATCCCGTTGAAACAAGGGAACCATATCTAGTTCTACTGCTAACTCTTCAACTGTCTTAGGAACTCCGTCTAGGCGGTTAAGTTCAATCCCAAAGTCGGTAGCAAGGCTCTTGTCGCCAACCCTAAGACCACGGATAACTCGTGTTGATATCAGTGTTTGTACGAATGTATCGTTAGTTATGGCATGGTTTACTTGTGCATACCTTCCCCAGAGCAAGGATGGGTCAAGGCTAATTAGGTTAGTAGCACCCTCTTTTGCTGAGTTAAAAGCATTGATCTCGTTGATGGAGCCAGCGATCTTACGGCCTTTCGCAGCGTCAATATCACGGAAGAACATCTCCTGGAAACCTCTGCCGCTCCCTAGGTTAGTCTTCCCTGCCATACTTAGCTGTATATCAATCTCATCTGTTCCGGCATGGAAAGGATGGGGAACAAAGTCCACAACGCCCCATCGCTCCATCATCTCCTCTGGGTTACGGACAAGATCCCAGACCTTATCGGCGTACTCAAGTTCGTAGAACTTAATAAGGCTCTCTAGTTCTTCCATGACTGGGACTAGATCGTCCTCTACATCACCAAAACGTCGTCCGATAACCTGAGGATACTTCTTTGTGAGGTTCTTCATCATCGCTGGTGGTAATCCGCGAGGCATCTCACGTAGAACAGAGAAGGCGGCGAACAACTGATCCTGACGGCTAAGGCCATGCTTCTGCGCCAGCGCCGTGAAGTCAGCGAACATCTTCTGCTCCCACCCCTCAACAGTCCGGTCAACACCCTTTGGCTCGATGTGCTTGTGAAGACGATCTGATAACTCCTTTCTCTTTTCAAGGAACTCCTTTGATAGTTCTCCTTTCTTGTTAGTGATAATCTTCCCTTCTTTGCGAGCACTAGCAAAGATTTCACGGGCTATGTCTCCTCTAGCCATCTTTCCGTCTACCTTAGCGAAGGTAGTCCTAGATAGATCAAGCATACTCTCTTTAATGCTGGTGAGATCTGCCTTTAGGGTTGCTTCTGTTGTTTCTGAGATAGTTTTTTTAGCGTTAGAACGCTTGTATATATTCGTTAGCATGGCTCTTACATGCGTATCGTTGATCCCGTCCTTTACAACCATAGCGCCTAAGGCATCCATTATAGCATCGTCGCCAAGTTCCCGTATCCTTTGTATTCGGAGTTCAGAGACAGATCCCATCCCCTTGGGTCCAAGCGGCATACGTACAGCGTCTCCAACCGGAGGTAGGGCCAGTTCAATATCCTTTCCGTACTTCTTTTTGATCTTGCGAAGTGCGGCCCTAATCGTAGCAGACCCGTTTTCCCCGCCAAGCGTAAGCCCTTTTAAGATCTGGACAAAGTGATCATGAAATGGACCAAGAGGTCCATACTTTTTACCACCTATAGGCTTCCCTACGCGGGTTAGCCCCTCGTAGAGGGCAATAGCCTTATTATGTAGGGCTGTGCTGGGTTTGAATGTCTTTCCTAAGCCTGAAGCATAGGAGTGGAGGGCTTCAAGAAGTAACTCAAGGTTCTCTACACTACCCGCATCTGGGAAAGGGTTCGTGCGGTTAGCACCGGAAAGGCGCTCCAGGACCTTACTAACGGAGAAGAGTAACCCCTCTGGGGTATGAGTCTCACTGTAAACACGAGGGTTAATATTCTTGATATTCGTTTCTTTCCAAGTAATAAACTCTTTTTGGATAGCGACACCGATATCATCAATCCCATTTACAACACGGTCAGTTTGGTGTTTTAAATTACCCTTAACTCTCAGGTCAAGGCTCTCCGTCCGAGAGATAGGATTAAAAGGTGACGCTGGAGTTGCTCTAGAGACCCTAGGGGGGGGAAGTTCTCCAGACAATTTATCTGTGCGAACTACATAGTTACGATGCCTGCGCCCTGTTTCTTCTATTGCTGCCCTTGTTTCTAGTCTGAGAGGGCGAAGTGGGATCTGTAAGCGACCCTCTCGGACCCTGTCGAGTACCCTTGGGCCACCCAGAGTATAAGATGGGCCATAAACGGTGTAGTTCGCACCAATCTCATCTAAGTACGATATAAGCGCCTTGTCTAACTTAACGCTATCTCCAACTATAAACTTGCCACCGTTATCTCTCGCAGCCTCTATCTTTCTTTTAGTGGCAGGCATCAATGGCTTACCGGCTCTCTTAGGTGCTCTGGCTAGTAATACTGTACCACCAAAGATCTCACCTTTAGGCTTGCCTAGGCGGTGTATTTTGATTTGCCACGGTGTTTCTACATGATCAGCGGCACCGGCCAGCTTAACTACTGGTACGTATTCGGGTTTCTCATGAGCTGCGGGTATCTGCCAGCTAAAGTCTTTGTTTTTGGCGGCTTCAATGGCGGCTTCTCTGGTCGCACCCTTCCCGCGAGTAATTCCAGATGCGACATCTTTAACTAACCATTCCTCTTTTTTGATGAAGCTTTTGTGTACCTGCTTCTCTCCAAATCCCCAAAGGGATGGCTGCTTAGCAAGAATATCTAGGTGATACTGCTTACCCTTTTCAAGTACTCTTGCCTCTACTGTTTCAAGGGCGCTCTCAACACTTTGACCCTTTGATACTCTCGCACCTGACTCCACCTCTACAATGTACCAGTAGTTATCAGAATCCTTATAGGCAAAGAACTCCTTCTCCAGTAAAGATTGAACCTCTACGTCGTGCCCAACGACACGGCGTGCACCGCCGACATCTACAAACTTTCCTTCCACAGGTGGGGGAGCAAGTTTTTTTTGCCTTGCTATTAGTGGCTCAATATTATCTGTACGATACTTAGTTACCTGTTCTTCCTGTAGTTTTAGCTGATCGCGTGCTTCGGAAAGGCGTTTGTTTAGCGTTTTTAGTTCTTTGGGAGAGCCTGTTGCATTATTGATTTCAATCTCTAGCTTAGAGATGCGGCGATGTATCTTGTCTACTGCCGGAGTGAGGTGTGTATTAAGGAACTTTCTCTTTTCTTTTAATTCCGCTGTGACTTTCTGGTACTCTGCGAAGTCAGGGCCTTCCTCAAAGAGTTTTTTAGCATCTGCAACCCTCTTGGCCTTTTCTTTTGCAGCATCCTTTGCTTTTGATGCACGCACTTGGACGTAGTGAATGTCTTCACCGAAGTCAGGCTTTAGTACTTCGTCTTTATTCACAACAGGAACAACAACCTGATTCTCTAGGTCCTCGCCGCGATGCACTATACGCTCGAATATAGCCTCGGACTCGCCTCTTTGTAAGTCTTTTTCCAGCTCTCCTTTTTTCACTTTTTCCATGAGTGTACTGTCGCGCAGCACATCTGCCTGTCTGCTTTCATCTACTTGACCATGATGGCCAGTTATTTCCTCGCCTTCCTTTAGTGCTCCTTCTTTGGTTGTGTGGCGCTGATTCTTCTTAAAGATAAAGTAATCTCTACCATCATTAAGGCCAAGATCAACGGCTTTACCAGCGACAATGTGAGACTGACCATCTAGGTATGTGTAATTCGGAGGACCGAGTTGTTTAGGGTAGTAGTAGTATGTCTCCCCTCTTTTAAGTTTCGGCCAAAACCTTTTGCTGGTGGTAATTCTGCCTGTAAGTTCGTACTTGCCGCCGTGAAGCGTGAAGTCAGGCGGCTCTGCATAGGTGTACTCTACCTCTGGTACTCTATCGTCAACATCCTTTAATTCCTTTTCTGGGACAAGGTTACCATCCGCATCTAGAACCGGTTCGGGAGCAAGTTCTTTTTGCCTTCTCTGTAGGTCGCGAGTCTCACGCATAAGCTCTACGTGCTCGCTATTCAAGGCGGCTAATTCCTCAGGATTAGTAGTGACTGCTGCCGTCCGGTTTAGTCGGTCAAGTTCGGCTTCTTTACGAAGTAGCTCGTTACTTACAAGGTGGTACTCTTCACCTGTTGGGGCTGCACTAGTCTTTTTTCTTACTCTCTTTTTAGCCTTGCCCGGAGCCACGCGAGGGACCTCACGGGTCTCTATTATTACGGAGTCTGCGTCTCTGAAAAGAGCGCGGCCCACCTGAATATCTACCTCTTTAAGTACCCTGTCTAGAGTTTGGGCTACTCCCAAGTCTGTACCTAGATCTATATCTAAATCTACCTTTTTAGTATTTTGAGCAGGGGGATGTACTATAGGAGCGTCGGCTCGGTACATATCGTTTATATACGCTAAAAACTGTTTTTTCGCTCTATCTGCTTTAGCAAGATCGGTTTTACTAGCCATGTCCCTGAGCAGCTTTGTAAATTCTGCTTCAGGAATACCAATCACTGACATCCTTTGATCAAACTTTGCCCGAAGTTTCCTATCGAGCATCGTAATGACTTCGCCTTCTCTATTTTTCTTAACTGTCCCGTCTGAGTTTTTAACAGGTTTATGAAAGGCTTTCGGGTCAGATAGATCTATCGTTGTATCAAGGAATATACGCTTCCCTTGGACTATTTCCCGTATCTTTAGTATTTCGGCATCCCAAGCAGCCTCAGTTGCTAACTCATCAGGAGTCGGGATATACAAGTCCTCGTCTGGTATAAGCTCAACCGGAACATGCTCTGGCTCTGGCGTAGGCTTACGCTTTCTGCGCCACCTTGAGGGGCGCATATACCTATCGGATACAACGCCACCCCTTGCTTCAGTTGCCTCTGCTATACGATACATCTCTTCTTTGGATCGTTGGCTTTCAAGAGAAAGAATAACCTTCTGCCTCGTGCCTTTTTTGCCACTAGCCGCCCACTTTCTAGCGGTAACTTTTACTTCCTCTAATGCTCTAGATCTATGGTAGAATGAGTAAGCTGCTTTCCAGTGTTCACTGCCTGCGGCAACTTCTGGAGCGCCGTCTGCTAAACGGAGCAACATGCTCTCTCCGGGTCGGTCTCCCTTTGCAGCCCAAGTCTGGAAAGCGCCACGCTCGTTAGCAGGAATAAGCGCCTTCCAAGAAAGAGTCTCTTTCTCGATAATCGAATCCACAAGTGCATCAAAATCGTCGCTCTTCATTCCGGGGAAGAACTGACGTTCTCCGATTCTCACATCAGTAGCCCCCTGCTTCCAGGCATTTTGCATCCGTATAGAGTCTGACTTGAGTTGAGAAAGGTAATCTCTAATACCAAACCCGATTGCTTCTCTTAGCTCCTTAGGATCTCCAAACTTGGACGCAGGTATATCTCCTGTGATCTTTTCAGCAAACATACGCATGGCTGTGTGCCCATCAGCCGTACCCATTGCTATCGCTGTGCCACGAAGCACTGAACGAGCGGCTTCTTCTGTCCCGAATATAGAAACAAATTGCTTGAACAAATCCTCAGGAAAGGTCTCGTTTGTAATCTTTGTGGCCGCAATAATGGCCGCAGATAGAGCCTCTGGGTTAATAGATTCGATCATGCTTCTTGCGGTGCGTAGCTCTGTTAAGCGTTCAATATACGCTCTACGCATCTTTTTAGTAGCCTTCTCTGCCGTAAGATTTATCGAGGATAAGGCTTCATCTACGAGTTTTAGATTTGCAAGAATATTTGCCTTTTCGAGGTTGCTGCCCTTTGAAAGCCTAGCAAACTCTACAAGGGATTGGGTTACCTCTGCGTAACCAGCCGCGATTGTTGGGTCATTAGCGATTTCCTTGACAATGGCCAATGCCTCATCACCGACTAGTCTGACATCATCAGATAGCTTCTCAAGGCCACCGGCACCTTCCTCCAGAGCGGAGCCAGCCTCGTCAACAATATTCTTTAGAGAGTACTCCTTTGAGTTCCCCCACATCTTAGCTTTATCAATCCTGAAGTTCAGGTCTGCAATTACTAGTGGGTCACTTGCCTTGCTACGCAAAGCCGTAAGGCGCTTAACTTCCTCGGCAGACTTCTTTCTACGCTCACTAAGCGTTCTATTTGCTTTCTCGTAGATCCTAAGGATACGGTTCCGAAGGTTGGTTTCTAGACCAGTGTACCCTTCCATCATTTTGGTTAGACCATCTTGGTATTCGGACCAAATCTTAGGATGTACCCTCTTTATCCGTTGCAGAGTTTGTCCACCGAAAGTAATTACAGGGACTAAGCCGGTCTGACGGGCTGCTGTGTGGTGCATTGACTGGATCATCGGTTGCATGAATCTAGTGCCAAAGGCACGCCTAAACATATCCCAACCTGCCAGAGGGATATTCGCTAAGCCTTGGACTGTGCCACCCATAGTCCATGCAGCAAGTTTTGCTTGGTTATGCCCAAAGGCTTCCAGCGCAGAGATATTAGGATTAACTTGTAGAGCCTTAGCAAAGTCATCTGAAAGAGTAGCGTAGTTATAGTTATCGAGCATGTTGGCTACAGGCCCAACCTTCCGCATAAGTTCGGTTGCTGACCTCACAGGTGACTTTTCGAGCAAGTACATTTCTTTGGTTGTAAAGGGGATATGGACAGCCCATGCGCCGTGAGGCTTAACGTGCTTTGCTACTGCTTTTGGCCCCTTAGCCCTAATTGTACTCGCATCGGAAATCATCTTACCAATGTCATCTGCTAGTTTCTGGAAGTTTTTAGTTTCTTTAGGTAGGTTTTTGAGTTGGCGATTTAACCAGGCTTTAGCCTTGTCCGGATTGGCTGCGATAAGCCTAATCCTTTCACTTTCGTGCTTTGCGAAGAGTTTGCTCTTTTCGGCAGCACCCTGCGCCCCTTTTATCTGGAAGCTTGCTGCTTCAGCCTTGGCTGTATCTAGCTTTGCATCTGCAATAGCACGAACTGCCCTTCTTAAATCCTCTGGAAGTTCAGTTTTTAGCGCCTTTTCTACTAAAGCGTATTCGCTCTTTAGTAGTTTTACTTGGGCAGTGGCTATCTCTGCTTGGTGACCTAAGAGAATTTCGGCATCTGCTATCTTTGCGGGGGTACTATTTTTACCGGCACCATAGAGGTCTATAAACATGTGTTGGAAATCTACTTTACTGTAGCTTGTAGGACCTACTTGTAGTTTTTTTAATTTTCCTGAAGACTTCGTTAACATACCGCTTATGCGGTATGCGTCATCTCCATGACCAATAATATTGGCACCCTTTGCTGGGCCAGCAAACCACAGAGGGTCTGCTATTAACTCCAGTGAGACACCGAATAATAAGCGACCGGTATCGCTACTCATCCAGTCGCCAAACTTCCGCAGTTGCCGAGTGCTACCATTGCGAGAAAGGTGCTCTGCTGCCTCGTGAGAGATCATTGAATCAATAATCATGTCCCCAGTCGGAGACGGCATTGAACTCCAGTCACCGTAGAGCCAGGGGCGCATGTGGAGTTCTGCTTGTTTGCTTAGCTCGCCAGTTGAGACATCCCTATAAAGGTTCTCTACCATATCCGTAAAGGACATAGTTAGTTCCTCTGCTGGAATCTTCCCGCTTGAGTAATGATCTTCTCTCTTGTCTTCTCCGAAGATAGCTTCCCATGTCATTATTGGGAGCTGTAACACGCCAGTAGTTAGGCCGAGCATCGGTGCCCCAACTATCCCTACGAGGTCTTGGACGGTATCGCCAAACATGGTTCCCGGATCTGGTAGGAACTCTCCTAATTTGAAAGCGCCGTACCACAGTGCTCTTTGCGGAGTAGTGAAGGGTTCGAGTAATGTTCCTATATTCTCCCAGAAAGAGGGGGCTTCTGCCGCCTCTATGTCTTCAAAAGTTAGTAGGTTTCTTTGACCAAGAGCGTGAGCACCAGCAATCGAGGTATAGTGTGCCCTGTGTTCGGGGTAAAGCTTTGCCATCGCCATAGCTCTTTCGGCTTCGGCTCTTTGGTCTGGGGGTGAGAACTGATCTCCACCGAGTTGCCTCCAACTAGAAGGGTGGTACTTCGGTTCAGTTCTTTTTAAGCTCTTAGATGGACCGGTACGTATGGCACGCTCACGCCTAGGGTCAGTCAGCATGGACTTCTCTGCATCTGAGAGTAAGATGGGGGCCATTGGTGCCCCTAGGTCGCTATCCTGCATCCACTGCTTTTGGTTTATCCCTTCATCTGAAGAGATAGCAGCTTGTTTATCGCCTTCTTCCTCGGCCATTAGTTCCTCTTATCTGTTTAAAGATTCGGATAACTTCTGCGCTGATTCCAGGCGCTCTTTGTCACGAGTCAGTTTTTCTGCTTTACCACCAGAATATTGCGGTGTGTCTTTGGCTGGTTTGTAAACTGATTTTACTTTCATTTCGCCTTCACGGTTCCAGTCAAGAGGCGACCAAGGGCGCACCACTTCTACCATATTTTTATTTAAGTTATGTTTAGCGTTAACATTAACTGTATGCTGAGCATCGGCCAGCAGGTAGTTGTAAACGTTACGTGCTGCTTGCTGTTTCTGATATGGTATTGTTTTGTCGGATGCTATTTTGTCGAAAAGAGCAAACCCAACCGGCATACTGGCCGCGTTCTTAATCTCATCATGGTACTTAGCAAAGTCCGGGTCTGTGGACATATCTGCAACGCCAGTGTTGTATAGGGGGTGTCGCCCGTCCCATGCGTCACCTCTGTTGCTGCCCATTGAGTATAGTTTTTGAAACGAAATGACAGGTCTTTTAGATGATTCTATCATAGCACTGAGACCTTCTGCGAGGGTCTGCTGCCTTTCTTCGGGTCCCGGTGCAGGGTGTGCAGCAAAAATCTTCTCGCTGGCACCAGTACTCATCGTCTTTCCATTTGCCATTGTGACAGTACCGGTCGCATCATCTAGAACTAAAATGTGCCCGTTATACGTAATTTCTCTTGCCATTTCGTTCTCCTATAAAACAATTGTTTTGGGTTTGGTGGTTCCCATAATTAACGCCTCTAAGTCTTCATCGTCTTCTGAAGACGCAGTTCCCATAATTTGAGCCTCTAGTGAGTCTACTACTGTCTTTTTCTTAGGTTTAGGCTTATTTACCGGAGTACTGCTTTCAGCAGTTACAGGCTCCATTCCAACTTCTTGGATTACAGACCTGTCCTTGTCACCGGACTCTAAAGCCTCCATAGTCAGGCGTTGCTCTTCTGTGAAGGGCTGTACCTTCTCGGAGAACACAGCCTTTTTAGCCTTAGACAAAGCTTCGTCGTAGGAAGCATCTTCACGTAATGCTTTTTGGTAGATGTCACGACGGAACTGACGCTCATCTTCACTCTTATAAATCTTAGCCATCTCCTCAAAGAGGGCCATAGCCTTTTCTTTTTCAGTGCCAACCTGTTCAGCGCCACCACCCAGTTCAATATCACCCTCCCTTCTTGCGGTTGAGGTATCTGGGGCACCAAAATCAAGTGTTTTATCAGCAGTGTCGATATTGTCTCTAGCCATAGTCAATGCGGTAGCCTTTTCTTTAAGATAAGCAGCATCTTTTGCCATGAGATCATAGGTTGCAGCGCCCATTTCTTCTGGCACAAGAGCACCAAAGGTTTTAGAATCAGGGTTCCGGTCGAGAACTTTTTGCTTTTCCATCCAACTTGCAGCAGCGTTAGAGAACTGGCCCTTGAGTAGTTCGCTTACAAACGTAAAGCTCCCGTCTTCACCCACAAACGCACCCTCTGGGGCATTTTCTGCTATCCATTGATCCCTAAACTCTTTATATCTAGCCTCTGTTGGGGCTTGGATATATTTAAACTCACCAGTTTGAATGTAGTTGCCGATTGTCTGGCCCATTCCTGCAATATCAACTGCGGTCATTCCTGCATACGAAGCACGACGAACACTCTCTGAATCGAATTTCTTGCCAAACAACCCACCTTCGGGGGCACCGCCCTGAGCGAGGTATTGGCGATACATTACGTCTAGTTTAGCGTCAGGTACTCCACTCCGCTTTCCTTCAGTAAAGAACTTAAAAGCAGCACTGGCCGCTTTCGGATCTTTAGCCATAATCATAGCAGCCTTGCGGTTCGCCTCGTAGCCATTTCCCTTTATTCCTAGAGCAGCCTTATACTCGTCAAAGCCTTGAAGCCCAGCAACACGGATAACTTGATCTGCATAAGGATCACTGCGATCTACTCGCTGAAGTTGCGCCCTAAGCATAGACTCCTTGTCGCCTAACCACTGTGGCGGCGGTAAGTCCTGATACGCATCGGTTGGATCTTTCCCCTCTTCCATATTTTTGTAGTAACCAAAGAGATAGTCAGCTAATTCAGTCTCTCGGTCAAAACCAACTCCTTTCTGTAGGGAGTCTGTAATATACTTAGATGTTGTTACTTTCCGTCCAACTTCTTTCTTTAAAGCCGAAGCGTCAGCAAGTGCGTCGGTGCTGTTAGTTACACCAAAGGTAGCGTCACCGCGAGCAATGTGCATATCGCCAAAAAGAGCCATGATCTCTTTTTGATCAGCGCCGGAAGTCCCTGCTCCCTTCATGAAGGTACCGAGATGGGCATACGCCTGGTCAGCCGCAACCGACTGAGCCATTCTTGTAGTCATCAGCTTCCCGTGGCCAGCGCCAACCCCCATACGGGCACCGTAATTCTCTGTCTTGTTGATGATTGCTTCGATTGGTTTCCCAACTTCCTTACTAAGGTACGCTGCTTTCTGTGCGATTGATCCCTGACCATTAAATTCGGTAAAAGCTGATTCTGTCAATTCTAGACCAGCAGCAGCCACACTCACTTCGCCGGTAAGCCCTTGTGGGCCAGTTAGACCGGGGATCTGGGTAGGATCAGCTTCGGTAATTCCATGTTCAAACATTGTAACGCCCATTTCAGCGTAAACGCCAGCAAGTATGTCTTGCTTACCTAACTGGATCTTTGCTCCGGTCGCACCTATTCCGGTCTTGAGTTCGTAGAGTTTAAGTAGCTGATCCGCGTGTACAGTCTTGTCTTTAACGAGACCTTTTCGCCATTCGTACTCTTGCTTTGAAAGGTCTGCTAGTTGAGCCTCTAGTTTAGCACGTAAATCAGCTTGCTGTGCGGGAGACATAAAGGCATATACGCCTTCACGACGAGACGCTATCATCTGGGCAATGCCACCACCAACACCCAACGGGTAAGTTCCTGGTTGGCTTGTAGCAGTTTTCTTATTGCCAAATAAGCCTGAGCCGAATCCTAGTTGATCTTGAGGCATTATTTTTTCTCCCCGAAGATATTTTTCAGTCCTGCACCAGTCTTCTTGAGAGTGTCTGCGCCGATATCAGAAGTGATCAATAGGTTCATTGCCTTCTCTTGATCTAGCTTCTTTTGCTGCTCGATAGCAGCCATCCCTTGCATACCAGCAATCTTCATTTGGATGTCCTGTTCCCCTAGACTCTTCTGCTCTTTACCCAAGGCTTCTGAACGGGCGCGTCGTGCCAGTGCTCCAGCCTGTAGTGCTTGAGTCATAGCGACACCGCTGGTCCCGCCAGCGGCACTAGACACACCTCCACGCTTAACTTGTGTGGCGCGTTCCTCTGCTGCTGCGGCCTCGGCCTTGCTTTCTGCAATAGATATCCTTTGCGCCGCTTCCTGTCGGGAAACACCTTGAGATAGTTGCTTATAGAAAGCCTCAATTGATTTCTCTTCATCAGATTTTAGCGTAGATAGACCGCCAGCAGCGCCACCTAGAGCAGCACCGGCGGCTATTCCCCAAAAGCCGCCTTGTGCTCCTATTTGTGCCCCTGTTATGGCACCCGACATTGCTCCAGACCAACTCATAATGAACTCCTAGCGTATAGCTAACACGAAAAAACCACCGATGATAGTTTTAAGCTTAGCGATAGCCTTATCAGGGTTTTTTACACCCGAAAACACCTCTAACTCAAACTCATGAAACCCTGCGGCAGCAGTTGTAATTGTTCTATGCTTACTGATGTAGCGCCACGCTGACGGGTGCATCACACCTGGGGGATAGTCCGATGGCGTTTCGATGGCTGTATCAATACTGACCCTGCCCCACGGTAAATGCGCCCTTGTTCCTGACGCTTCACCATCTGTCCCATTAGAATCTCTGCGACGAAGGCGTAGCGTCCAGTCTTCAATGTCTAGGTTGCTCGCGTCGTCTATATTCCATACAGTAGCGTCTTGCTGAAACCAGCCTTGGTAGCCAAAGATCAGTGCTGATGGTGCCCACGGCAAGTAGATAGAAGCAGAGAGTTCTGTATGGATATGCTTTTGCTTTTCGTTACCAGAGAGATCCGTAGATAACTGACGCGCAAAAATTTTATTTGTTCTAGTAAATCCAGAAAAATATCCCATCGCAAAGGAGCCAAATTGACACATCTGAGGAGTAATAGACCCGTCACCAGGACCATAGTTTGCGGTATCTAAACCCCCGTTTAATATCTCCAGTGTGTCAGGGGTCGTCTCTGGATTAAACAATCCAAAGTCATAGATGGTGTCTAAGGAAACATCACTGCCAGAGAAGATTGCTAGACTGGGAATAGTTGGCATTACGAATCCTTATGGAGAGCAACAAATGAGAGGTTTGCGTTTTGAAATGTCACACTTGTTGGTCGCCTGCTAAGAGCCTGGCTACCTGTGCCTACGGCACCAACAGCTTTAATGTTTACGATTTTCCAATCCGAAGCAAGATGAGTCTTATCTATAAGAAACCAAACCGAAACCTGTTTATTGAGAACGTTGGCGGCCAATGTGCTGGTGGAAGATGTCATGTTTTGGGTCGTGTGTATTAGGCCCATATTCCTTAACTCCCACTGGGTAACGTCAGAGCCACCATAGTTTACGGTGTAGTAAACCGAAAACCATGCCTGTCCATGCACAGTGTCGGCTGTATCCTTAACGATAGTACTTACCGTCGCGTCAAACATTACTAGCACTTTACATGGCGGGAGGGTGTACCCTCCACTTTTAGTTATTTCAACTATTGTGGCCCACGGGTCAGACGTTACAACATCTGCCTCTGTCTCTGCCAGCATTACGTTATGAGAAGCCTTTGTGATAGTGACGGCATCGGCTACTGTAAGAGCGGAGCTAACCGCACCAGATGTCGTTGTCCCTACTAGGTTTGGAACACAAGAGGGTAGAGTGTGTGGCCCAAATGCAGATTCTCCAACAGAACTGGCAGGCACAGCGTTTACTACATCCTTTACAGAGTCATACATATCTGTCACACTAGTTGGTGTAATCGTAGACCCAGAAGTCGGTTTTGATACAGCCATCTATCCTCCGATAAGCGTTCCCTTAGGGAACCGTAAAAGTATGAGACTACGATGGCCTATGCAGACCCCTTCATCCGGCGGGTTATCAAAAGCGGTGACAGATCCCGTCACCTTGTCACCGTGGGCGGTCCCGTAAGCCTGCGATTGTGCCGCTTCAGCAGAGACAGAGTGGGAACCGGGCGGGACAAGCGTCATTCCCAATGTTGTAGTCCGAACAGATTTATTCATCATCCCTTGTCCACGAATTTTCCCATCGTGTCTGTGGTCATGAGCGCCCGTACCAATAACAGTCCCTCCGTTAAGAGATATTCTGACTTGCGTCTGAGGGTAAACATAGTCTGCGCCGGTGCTGTAGACATCAAAAGCAGTGTAGATTTTTCTTATCCCTTGGTAAGAAAAAGCGACTAAAATCATCTCAGGATATTCGGTAGTCCAATTTATTTCCATATCCTGTGTACCTGTAATCTTTGAAAATCCACGGTTATAAGGAATATGGAAAAGCTCAGAAGAGCCAGATGATACCGTGAGATCTGGGGCTTGTCCGGGATCGCCACCCCAGCCGGGTGAGCCACCGGTTCTAAGAAGAGCCGACTGACTTACTTCAGTTGCAATAACCCCAGTGCCAGCCTTTAGTAAGTCAATATTGGAGTTGCTGCTATTTTGGAACGCTGCGCCTGCCCACTGGTATTGAGTGGTGCTAGAAGCAACCTTAGATGCTCGAATAAACTCATCTCCAAGTTCGTCGGGATCTATTACTTCGCCAGACTTTAGTCCTTTCGGTAGGTAGGTAGACATTACTGAGGAGTCCTCCCGCCGGGGAATGCAACCATCGGCCCGTAGACATCTAAGGTCAGCAGGGATATCGGATTGCTAGACTCGATCTTTACTTGGAAAACGGAGGCAGATGCTATGCTAAGAGCCACGCGGTCAGAATATGTCCGGAGACTGCGGTACACATCGGTATCGTATTGAGCTGCATCATAATATGGAATGTTGTCGTTCTCTGGATGCGCCGTAGTTAGAGTCCCGGATTCAATACTGTTATCAGTATCCCAGTCTTGGTAACTAGAAACGGTCGCTGTCCCAGAAAAGGACTCTTTAAGAATGACCACAAGGTCATTTACGTTTGATAGTGTGTGCATTGTAGGTCCTATCTCTCCCATAGAGGTCCAGCCGCTTTGGAATACGGCTGTGGGGCTTGTTACAGGGTAACCTATATACGAGTTGCCGTAAGCATAAACACTCTGACCAAGTGCCTTTCCACCTGGAGCCGTATAGTTTCCGCTTATTAGTACGATATCCGAGTTCGCAAGGGGCAAAGCTGCCACTACCGTTAAATCTTCCTTAACTCTCCAGCCGGTAAACCTATGATCCCAGACGAATTGCATATTGGGGACTGTAGAGTCGTCCATTGGTAGTGCAAATACAAGTTCTCCTGCGTTTGGGTCTACCCAAGAGACTCCTCTCTTTGCCACAGCCATATTAACGCGAGAAAGGCGCTTTCTAATTGGCTTTCCGAGGTCTACTACCTGTCCCTTCTCAGGAAGGAAGCCCCAAAAAGAGCCATTTCCAAACCAAATAACTGATCCGTCTGGAGCAGACTGAACGAGAGATGGACCGGATAGTCCAGCCTGTTTATGCAGCGCCCCCGTCTTAAAGTCAGGGTAAGACCCTGCTATGAAGTGTGTTGCTGCCTCCTTAAACACTAGAAGTGTTGGAGATGCAGTATCTCCTCCGCTAGATAATACGGCATGACTTCCTGTGATACCACCTGTTGATGGGTCTATATCAAGGTAATGGTTTCTCATGAAACTTTCTGGTGTTGAACCGAATAAGGATGTCTGTTCCGACCACCAGAGTCTATACGGATGACTGTTTGTTCGCATTAAGAAGAGGGAACCTGCGAAGGATTGCATTAAGTATGTTCCAATAGGGGCACCGTCCCTATCGTCCCAAGGTGAGCCAAGTTCTCCATCCGGAGTGTTATCAATCCATTCATCAGAGAAGTTATTGGGTATGCGGTGAAGGAAACGTGGTCTGTGGTCGCCATTAGCAATGGTAGCATTCCGAAGATCGGGCGTTCTAATAAGGATTCTAGCGACAGTTCCTAGTGGACCTACCGGGATATCCTTTATCCAGAAAGCGCGTCGGTAGACCTCAGAGTCAGCAGTCTTTGATGTTGTTGCTGCGGCCAGAGTAACGCTGTTGCTGAGTGGAGAGCTTTGAGAGTACGCACCATCTTCGTTTTCAAATATAACAGAGTACTTCCACTCGCCTTCTTTTACTCCGTGAGAACCAACCGGAGTAGCTTCATTTAAAAGCTGATTTGAAGTTAGCGTACCGATTCTTCCTTGCACAGAAAAGCCAGTAGAGTCAACGTGGATGGCATCTCCACCCGGACCAAATGCGGCAGGGGAAGACGGTGCTGTTGTGAAACCGAACGGACGCAATTTCCACCCGTTCCATACCCAAGTAGTTCCACCATCTCCAAAGTTGAAGTATATTCTGTCGCCTAATTGGAGGCTCTGTGCTGGAAATCTTTGGTACTCTTGTGGTTTAACGCTTGCAGATGTCCATGTTGTACGGATCACATGAGTGAATTGTTCTTCAATGCCGTTGTTACCCGAAGCACCAGTGCTGCGCAGCCAAGGAGCATAGCGAAACACACCACTAGTAGTAAGAAACAGCAACTCAGGACGAACTCCACCATCAAACATCCCTTGTGCAAAACCAATTACTCCTGAGAATGCTGTTGGTTGTAGGTCTTCGTTCCATTCGTCAGGTATAAGCGGCATAATCCTGAAATTGAAATTAAGAAAACCCTGGCCATCAACGTCGAAGTTGATGATCTTGTGCGCCTGCTTGCCATCCGAGATGGTGGTCTCGGTCATGACTTTTGCAGTGATAGCCTTTGCAGCGTAATCTTTAAACACGACTACCCTTCTTTGACTTCGTAATTGCGACCCTCGTCACTCGCACCAGTACCGAAACCGTCCCCAAAAGCGGGATTCTGAAAGCCAGAGAAGGTATATAGGCCGCGAAGCCGGTCAACCTCTCCGAGGTACCGACTGAAGTAGTAGCTTTCCCTCTTTGGTTCTCCATCTCTTCGGCCTACTAGGTATGAACATGTAAGATC